AATATGTAAATCAAAATCTATATATTATTCAGAGGTCCTGACGTCTACCCTGTGTGTCTAATGCGATGTAGCGCAAGCACAAGGGTTGCTCGTTGTTCTATATAACGCACAATCACACGCGGTTTTAGCATTTGCTGGCTGCTTCACATAACCAGGTTTCAAAAAACAACGCACACTTCCATCAGGATTTGTACCAAGTGTATGTGGTTCACGATTAGGACGGGATTGGGTATCTTCACACAATTTAAACTCAGCACACCCAGAGACGCTTTTTTCCATTCCATATACATTCTGTTTTGTTGGTGGTAATAACATACTATATGTATTATTAGTGCTAGTGATACTGTTTGCCAACTGATAACGCTTGTATTCACTATATTGTTTGCTTCCCAATATAGGGGGTAAATGCGCTTGCTCTTGTAATACGTGGCTACTTATTTTATGTTTTAAATAATCTCCTTGGGACATACTCTTTTTGACTCGGGGGCTATATATTATATAGTTGGAATATATTTTATTCCACGATTGTTGTTTGATATTGTGTTTGATATTTTTGCTGTAAATAATACTTGTATCCATAGTAAAAAACATACGCAAATACTACTCCCAGAAGAGAACCCAGAACCAACTGTTCTACACTATGGGCGTTATATTTCCATCGCTGTATCATCGTTAGAATGGTTAATCCCACACTCCCAATGAGCCAATATACATCATTTGTTAAAAAGAAATAATATGCGCTCGTATACGAGGCCACTTGTGCGTGGCCCGACGGCATTCCATAATTGTCATAATTCTCATAGTCCTCAAAATCATACAATTGTTTGGTGTGACACGGTCGTGGTTCTTTAATCCAATGCTTCAATAGCTTGTTGATTCCCAAATTCAATACTATTGTTGCTAAAAAAAACCAAAATTGTTGTGGCGTTTCATATGTTTGTATGAGAACCATTATTACTAATATTGCAGGAGCCCAAAATCCGACAATATCATAATATATTTTCATCTTCTTTTATCTATTATTTGGTGTTGTTTTAGTATATAGATTATAGATTTGGTGGTGTATAGATATTTATATTAACTGGTGATATAAATATCAAAGGGTTCCAAACTTATTGGGTTTGGTTCTGATATAGTTGTTCGGCAACCAAAGAAAAATTCCAATCCGCATTGTTCAAATCCACAGGGTCACCGCGATCCGTCATCAATCGAACAGTAAAACGTTTTATATTTACAGGTCCAAAATAAATGCGTTCCTGATTCTGTAATGTGCCACCAAACTCTGTATATAAATCTCCATTTTGTAATGAACTTACTTTAATTGGTATTACTGCAAATGTATCTTTTGAATATGGATTTAATTTACGATTTGCTGTGATATTATAACTACTATTTGCTTGTTCGTTATTAATTGCATTGATTGAAAAGAGTTGGCGTTCTGTTAATCGATTATAATTCACTTGTTCGTTGGCACTTACACGTGATGTTTGGGAACCTGGATCACATAATATGCTATTTCTCAGCGCATACGATGGCAATGTGGAAATTTCTTGTGTTGGAACATTTGTAATCAATCCATCATTCAATCGGTTTTGGTTATAATCGTCAATGACTAAAAACAGTTTATCGTATAATTCAACGGATACGGTTGAATCTCCTTTAATTGTGATGATACCATTAGAATTATTTGAATAATTTTCAATCGTTGTATCATTCAATTCATAGGTTGTGCGATTTCTGAACCCTAATAACCACCCGAGTGTTGCGTCAAAAGTTGTGCTTCGAACACTTGATACGGTTGCATAACAACTTGTGAATGTTTCTTCACTGTAAAATTCCAATTTAAAGTCTTCGGATGTATATTGTTTCAATACATTGGTATGAAAGCGAATATATTCTCTATTCTGTAATGCATCCTCTATAATATTGAAATAGGATGATTGTGTTAGATTATTTGTTAGGAGTTGGGCGTTCATTTCGGCAATCAATTCTGTGCGATTATATGTATCTGGGGGTATAGTAATGGTAATATCATTTTCACCGTTGCTTGATGTTACGCCCGATTCGTGTGGTATGAGTTGAAATGTATTATTGGTTTCATCTAAGGTAATTTGATTGACTGTAATGGGTATTAAGCTTAATGTGTCTGTGCTATACCCCAGGCTTTGTTGATATATACCGGATAAATCAATTGGAGGGGTTGGTATTGACGAATCATATACATAGTCAGGATTGAACTCTAAATCAGATACATAATATGTATTGCTTATGTCTATTTGTTGTGCTGAGAGTGATGGATCAAAAAACTGAATGGTGAAATCAGTTTCATCCAAATATTTTTCAACGTTTACAGTTAATGTTGCTGTCAATAATGATTGACCTGCTATTTCAACAGATAAATTACAATTTGATAATACGTTGTCACCATCTGGATCTGTGAACTCTGTAAATAAGTGATTAAATAATGGTGGTATTTCATCTATCGCATTATTTAATGTAATCGGAAAACTATGATACGATACATCTTGGGACAATACAATAGGTAAACTATCTTCAATATTTACTATATATGGATCTGCTTTATTATTACCCACACTTGTAGGATATAGTGCTAATACAAAACTGGTGTCAATAACATATTGATTGTTTGTTGGAAACACAGCACTAAATGTATTTGTTGTTCCCAAATCAACAAATGAACCATCTATATATTCTCCTGGTTCTGAACCCTCCGCAATATTAAGTATTTTCGTCAAGAAGGATTGTCCGTATATTGCATTGCTGATATCCCCATGATAATCATTATCATTAAATGTTTTTAATATATCCATCTTGAATTCTACTTTTGAATCATTTGTTAATGAGAAACCTGAATTTGAAAAAATTATTTCGCCATTCGGATTATTTGTCGTTATACTATTTGTTATTGTGGTATTCAATCCAATATTGAACGCATCTACAAATTGTTCCAAAGTATATCCATTTATATCAGAATTCGGAATATCTATTGTATAATCGTTAACATTATTATCATATATGAGATTTGTTGAATTATTTCCGTAGCCATATGGATTCACGCATTTTATTTCAATATATAAATTACGGTTTACTACTATTTCTTCTTCTTCTTGTTTAATCACCGGTGTTTCTCCTGTTATATCATTCATTTCGTAGCTTCGTGATGCAAAACGAAAGCATGATGAACTTCCGGTCCATATGCGTTTTGTGTTATCACTAATTGATGTTTCATCTGGAAATTCAATATACACTTTTGAATTAGGTCCCAAATACACATTACTGCGATTCAGAAAAATGCTTAAAGTGAAAAACGATGAACCGTTGTCTATGACATCGACATTATTTATAATTGTTTTATAAAAGCTTGATTCACTTGTTAAGTTGCTATTATCATTTAATGCATTATTTATTTCTTTAAATATTTCATCGCGACTATACAGTATATTTTCATCTGTATTTTCCAAATCCAAAGTAACATTAATGGTGTATTGAATGGTAGATTCTGACGAATATTCATTTGGACCTTGATATACAATAATATTAAATGTCTTATTTGTATCTTCTATGATAAACCGTTGTATTTCATCATTTTGTGGACTAAACCGTGTAGTTCTTATACTATTAATATAGTATGTATCAAAATTAAATCCCAAGAACCCAGGAATAGATTGAAAGCGTTTTCCTGGATTTATTGGATCATTTGGTGTAGGGTCGTTGGGTGACGTCCATGTAGGAAAATAGACATAATAACTCAATTCATTGTAAATTTTTTCAATATCTATGTCAAATGTTGCCTTAGAATCATTGCTATTATAAGATATTTGTGTAGTGCCAAAACTTACATCGGTATTATTTGCTTTGATTGTGCCTATTTCAGAATTGATCGCGAGTATCATATTTTGTTGTGTATAATTACCTGCACCAATTTCAAGCTTGTAATCATAATCCCCGTTGTTTATACCTGCAACATTTCCTTTTAACAAAATGAAATTGCTTCCGAAATTATTATTTACAGTATACCACGTATAAGGTATGGAGATTGAATATAAACGCAACGCCAAAACATCTTTTAATGGTTCTGATAAATTAAAAGTGAAATCTGTGGAAAGTGGATAATTAGTATCACGGTATTGACTATCTATACTCATTATTCGTTTTACTGTTTGCTGCAAGACAGGATTCAACGTTCCACTTGCTACTGTAACTGGTTTTGATAGCTCAATATTTTGCTGGGTGGCTTCAATCGTTTCATTTTTCACTACGGCATTATCATCAGTTACTGTGTCAGTATACTCAATCAACTTGTCATCTTCATCTTCTTCTTCATCACCATATACTTCGTCACCATATACTTCGTCATCGTCTACATTACCCATTACATCTGCATCAAAAAAATGGTCGTATACTGACGAGAAAAAAGATGCAAGTAGTTTATCATTCTCTTTAATACTATCTTTATACTGATTTATTTTTTGAATAATTTTTGCTTCTAATTCACCATCTGTTGGGTTATCTAAATCCAATATTTCATATAACTCTTTATCAGTATAAGTACTGATATCTTCGTATGCCATTTACTAATATATTATTAGTTTTTGTTTTAATCTTATTTACCCATAAATAATTGTTTTATGGTTAGTGGGGGGGGTATATTTAGAGGGGGTATATTTATGTTATCCGATTTTTAAACATAGACCGTATATAATCCACCAAATCCAACTTCTCTTTCCATTCATATATTGTCGCCATCGGAAAGAGTGTTAATCCTTGACCTCGCTTCATATGTTTGTTTCCACGAAAACACACGTTGTCAAAATATTTGAATAACATCATTTCTTCTACGTTACAATCGCTCCTATCTATCCTGTGGCTTCCCATATAATTAAATCTATTGTATTTCATGTTCTGATACACATTATATTTATATGGACGCTTTACTTTGTTGCGAACCATTCCTATACCTAATATTTTATTTGTATCATTATTCATTTCCAATACAAACATTATGGAATTGGGTTTAATACTCTGACTTACATTATATGGAGAACAATACACACATTTGAATTCCCCCTTTTTTTCGCGATATTTTATATTTTCACTCCACGTGCTGTTACTGAAACGCGATGTGAGTATATAATGCGTTTGTAATTTCTTGAATTGTCGTAGTGTTTTGTTGTATCCGGATTTCTTATGGACCCTTACATTTTCTTCGTGTTTCGTTTCTTCTGTCATACTATCTTCTGGACGTATTTATGAATTTATTGTATTATTCACTGATATTGGGTTCTCTTATGTTTCAATTTTATTTGTTGGGAACCTACATAAACATTTAATTCCATAAGTATTATTAGTATTTTGATAATATCCTTGTTTCTGATACTTATATTAGATAAATATGGAAGATACCTACATTTCAATACAGAGTGTTGGCGTTACTAACGATACTAATATGACTTCTTTATTAGATAGAGAACAAATGAATTATAGTCCAACGTCATTAAGTGACGACGAAAAAAGTATGCTCGAAGGTCATAATAGCAGCGAAGACGAACATATTGATAAAAACGCAGAAAAACACTTCAATAAATATTATTATTACGATAAATCCCAGAGCAATAAATTGGATATATTGCTGACGTTTATTAAAGGACAAAAGCATTTATTCAATCATTGCAGTTCCGTTTCTAAACATAAAATGAACTGTCTTATGATTCCCACCATTATTATTAGTTCATTCAATACTATTTTCACGCCATTTTTCAAAGATACAAATTGGATCAATAATGTTAGCTCCGGATTGAATTCAATTATATTGTTGTTTTTATCGATGATGGGATATTTCAAATACGAAACGTCATCGGAATCCTTTTTCCAAATCTCTAAACAATATGATCGTCTTGAAACAAGTGTTAAACTCATGCATAGTTCCATTTATTTCAACAATAATATGGATTTTGATTTATCCATCCAAGAACCTAAGACGCATATCCAGGACTCTCGTTCCGGCTCATCCATGTCTAAAAAAATGTTGGATAAACACTACAACGATAAAATCGTTGCAATTGAAAATCGTATCAACGAAATAAAAGAGAGTCAACAATTCAGTATTCCCAGTGAAACACGGAATATTTTTCCGATTATTTATCATGTTAATATATTCACACTCATACGTAAAATGGATAATTATCGTAATCAATTACTTTTCAAATTCCGTTCGGTTAATCACGAAATAAAACAAATTATTATGAAACCGTCACATCATTCACATGATGATTGTGAAAATAATGACACTAGCGAACAAACACGACTCAACGCACTTTATAAACTGAAATCACAGATTAAAGATGAACTATACAACACTCTCAACGTATATGGGGATATTGAGGATATTTTCTCACGCGAGATAAATCACGCAAATAGTCTTTCGTTATGGGGATGTTTAATTTCAACACATAAAAAAATGGATTTTTCCCACCTTCATCCTGTGATTTCCAAACATTTTACCTTTGTTTTTGAGGAAGATTAGGATATACTCGCCAATATTCCGGGAATTTATACACCAATTTAAAATACTTCTCATTTTTCAAATAGTTTTCTATATATTTATATTTCTCCGATAATGCATCGCAGTCCATTTTTATTATCGAACGACAATAGTCACTTTGATTCTTTAATGCAATATTTTTTACATTTATTACTTTACCTACATTCATTTGTGACATTTTATTTGATATGAAATCTTCTGTTATACTGCGATGAATACGCGGGATACACCATTCTTTATATACCATTTAAACCTATGTAGTGTTCTTGTTTTTTATATTTTATTATCTTCCGTCTTTGTTAATCAATTTTATAAGACTATATAAGTTAATATTGTCTTATAATGTAGTATAGGGATTAGGAATTTGATATAGGGATTAGGAATTTGATATTAGGGATTAGGCTATTTATATTGAAAACAAAGGGTTCGTTGTTTTCAATTCTATTTTGAATATGATAATTTAATTGACACTCTTCTAACAAACTACAGGTTTATACTAATATATAAATATGCTGTTTCAAAACAAGGTTATGTATTTTACATTTTACGAAAACACCCTCCACTCTCTTTAACGAAGAATCTTTATGTTTGTTTTTTTTATATTTTTTATCACCACAAGTTAATATGTCCGCTATTGAAAATTGGAACACTATGGAAGATTTATTTGATTCATCCAAAATTCACGACACTGAAGACCAAGACAAGATTTCGTTCTTCTTTTTGTATGTTGACGAACAAGACGATATTATTAAGGTGACAAAACATTGTCAAGAATTTAAACACAACACCCATATCAACGGTTTAGTTGATAAAGATTTGATTATTAAAATCATTCAAGACCATACTCTCACTCGTAACGGTTCTAAATATATTTTTGACAAGCTACTTTTATACCACGTTCCTATTCAAAAGGATGAAATTAAAAACGTCCATTTAGACGATAATTGGAAAAGCCATTTTAATGACAACCTTTTTGAAGTGAATATTTATACTGATTGCATTATTCCCAAGTCGCTACAGCTTTTTCATGACATTAACTCCTTTTTCGTGTTTTATCGGGAAAAACCTGTTCTTAAATCTTCGCTCAAAAAGGGAAGTAAATCAAAACATACCAAACGCGTCAGGTTTAATCATCACAATTTTACCAAAAAGAAGTTATAAATGTTGGATTTGATTTTGAGCTTGGATTTGATTTTTGAGTTTGGATTTGATTTTTGAGTTTGGATTTGATTTTTGAGTTTGGATTTACTATTTGTTTCGTGGTTGGATTTGGGTTTACTATACTTATATTCATAATTATATTAATATAAACATTTATTGGTAATATTTAGCAGTATATACCATTATATTTATTAATGAGTCCACACGCTATTTCCCCAAAAAGTGTATCTCATCATCACCATATTTTGGATTTCTTATATAATCAATTGTTTATGTTTGAATTTAATTCTATACGACAGCGCAATTTGGTTTCATTTCAAAAACAATTAGACCATTTCTTTAATGTATTGTCAACTCATAATAAACAGTGTAACGAAGATGATTACAACCTTGTTTTACAACGCTATATTCTTCTTACTGTTTTCATTCGCAATAAGCATCACGGGAAAGGACAAAAACTCCAATTTTACGCAATGATATTTTCACTCTATACATTCAATCCGTCATTTGCTACTCAACTTATCCAATCTATTTGGAATAACGCGATTCAAAACAGTATCCATATTGGCTCTTTTCGGGATTTTAAACACCTATGTTTGTATGTTTCCGAAATCACACATAATAAACGTCATCCATTCATTGAAGAATGCTGTAAAATATATATCAGGCTGTTATGTCAGCACAATGACTATTTTATGGCAAAATGGACTCCACGCGAACATTCCAAATATCAATGGCTTTATAATAAGTTGACTTTTTATTATGCAAAGTATACAAGTAAAAATATTACATCATATAAGCGTAAACAAAACAAATATAAAAATGCTTTCCGGCGGTTTGTATCTTCTTTATGTGTGGGTAAAACCGAAACGAATTTGTGTTTGAATATTTTTCAGGATAAATCGTGTTTCTTGTTTCTACCGTTTTCCAATATGCTTACCTATAAACACCGCATTATTCAATCTCCTTCTTGGGGATTTCAATTCTTGTCTACTAAGAACAAATTGGTTTCGTCAGCATTTGAGCCAGGCAAGCTTTTTAAACACCTGTATAAATTACTTGATAGGAATAACATTTTGTCATATGATACACATTACGAACATAGTTATGGGCGTCTATTGGACCATTTCAACTCTATTTGGAAGTTCAATGTTGATAAATGTTCTAAATTTATGAGAAAACGTGACTTTATTTTGTTCCTTGATGTTTGTTCGTTGAATTTTAATGATGATGATAATACCCTTTACGATATGGTAGGGATGGCACTGTTTTCAATGCACTTTTCAACCGCCCATAAACGTATTATGGTTTCTTCAAATACTTCGCATTGGTTGAATTTTTCACACTGTAACACATTTGTTGACTGCGTTATTTATTTGAGACAGAATATACGAAATATGTGCTGGTTTACTTCTTGTGAGCTAACTTCTTCCATTTCTACTGTGTTACAGGCATTTCAACAAACATCGCAGTCGCCTTATAATATTTATACCTTTGATCTTGTTTTTATACACGGAAATAAAAATGTCTTTACACGCCGTTGTATTGATTGTGTTAAGCACTTTAAACAGTTCTTCAATCGGTTTGTGTTTTGGAATTTCTGTAAATCTCATTTGTTTAAAGACATAGACGAAATCAATAACTTTGAGAAGAATTATTCTTTCATTAGTGGTAACAATGTGAACGCACTTTTTGATATATGTAATTCGTCTTGTGTGCTCCAGCAATTTTTACATAAGATACGCAAGCGTCATTATATGAATATTGAATGATTATAGATTTTGAATGATTATAGATTGTATATTATTTATATTGCATTAAATAATATATATGGCAAATGGCACTTCATATATGGATAGATTATTGATGTCTCAGTTTATTTTTTGGAGACCTTTTCCAAATATTTTTCATAGTGCTTTTTGGAATCTTGTTTCTCCTTCACGTATTCTTCTTGGACTTTCGCTTTGACTTTATTCTTTTCTTTTTGACTGAGCGTTTTCAATTTCTTTGACACCTTCTTCTTGCTGTCCTTTAATGATGTTAAATCATACAATTCTTTTATTTCTGAGCGCATTTCCTTTCCGTCTTTACGCTCTGATGGATGCGAGTAAATTTGTTTCTCCAATATGCTTACAAATTCAGACATCTCTATATCCAATTTATAATGATGTATTATACGGTAATACATGGCGCTTACAGCATATATATCCCACGTATTCACATTTTTCATCAATTCTTTGTATAATTCTTCGCATTTCTTACCAACATATGCTTGGAAATATTCAGCACATTTTTCTTTGTAATTCTTCAATGTGTTTGGTTTTTGGTTCAAAGGGCGCATTAATGGATTTTCATTTTCAAAATCTGTCATTACTCTGTTTACATCTTCTTTTGTGAGTAAGGTATCTTCCCATTTTGTCATACTTGTGCCTTTCTTATTTACCATGTATGATATCATGGTTATGTCAATGCACCACGGCGAATAATCGTATCCATACACAAAAAATACATCGCTTGCTTTGAATTCATTTGTGTCAAACGATAATCCAAAATCAATGATAATTGGCTTATTTGACGTGTCTTTCAACACAATATTGTCTTGCTTTACATCCATATGAATGATTTTATTGTCATTCAATAATTGGAATTGTTTATATACATCCATACTGCTATTAATGATTAGACGGATAAATAATTTGGGATATGTATTTGCCAGTTTTTTTAGTCCACTATATAATGTATTTTCACCCACGTATTTCATCTTATTTGTTGTGAATTTCGTGGTCTTATCATAAATCAGACATTTATTCATTTCACTTTCATCTATATGCGATACATTCAACGGACACGTTTCTATGATGGGCGAAAAATATCTACTATAATTAGGTATTTTCATTACTTTTTTTCCTATGTTTATTTCGTTATATGTCGCGTGCTCTTCTTCTTGAACTTTTGTAATGTATTTTTGTGTTGATTTTTTCCCATCACACGTTATCCCTGGTTTATATACACATCCATATGAGCCTTGGCCCAGTAAATTCATTTCTTCTTGTGTTGGCATTTTTATATGATTGTTAATGATACTATATTTATACTATATATTACAGTATCATTTTATATAATTTCATTTCAATATAACAACCAAAAGATGGTTATATTGACGTCCTTAAGAGGGTTCGAACCTCTGACCTCGCGATTAACAGTCGCACGCTCTAACCAGCTGAGCTATAAAGACTCTTTTTCATATACTCTTACTAAATTCATTATCATATACTACATTCACATATTACATACAAACACGATTGTTGATGCAATCACAGGGACTTGAACCCTGGACCTTCGGCTCATAAGACCGACGCTCTAACCAACTGAGCTATGAATGCAGGGTAGGTCTCACTGGGAATTGAACCCAGATTACGGGAATCAAAACCCCGGGTGATAACCATTACACTATGAGACCACACTTCATATCATATACTTTTTTTAGCGTCGAGAGGTTTCGATCCTCCGACCTTCGGGTTATGGGCCCGACACGCTTCCTCTGCGCCACGACGCTTAATTATTATTAACCACATATTTACTACAGCGAGTGGGATTCGAACCCACGAAGCTAATGCAACAGATCTTAAGTCTGTCCCCTTTGACCGCTCGGGAATCGCTGCTCTATTTTATTGGTATGGTTCAGGCTATATTGCTTTCCCCCTACACACTATATTTGTATTTGTCTTTATATTGTCTTTAGTATATATATATTTTACTCTATTACTGTATATAATGTCTTCATCCACACACACTAATACTATTGGATATTTATCGTATATACCCTATTTTGACGCATATACAAGTAGTTATTATAATGTTATTTGTATTAACGATTATATTTCTGGACCGCTTGGTTCACTAGTTAAACATTTACATATGCCGCCCATTTCTAATTATAAAAATTATACACAATCCGATCGCTGTTATTTTGTTCTACAAAACCATTATTCATCTAAGTTCAAATACTATACACTCGACCAGCTAGAAAGTCTATTCTTATTTATGAAACAAAACAAGTATATTATTCATCACGAATTCTATTCTCAACACATTCCCTTGGCACATAATCACATTTGTATGTTCTCTTATTCGGAATCTTCTTGATTATTATGTTATTATATATTAATAACATCAATTAAATCGTTTTTATTACATACATTGTATTTACAATATGGTTTTTATACAACACAATAATACTTTTGATTATGCTGTTCTTGGTTCAGGGATTAGCGGCATATACACTACATATCTACTTTCAAAACAATTTCCGGATGCAAATATTTTAGTTGTTGAGAAAAACAACACAGCAGGTGGGCGAGTTTATACGTTTAAAAACAAACATATGAACGTAGAAGCGGGGGCGGGACGTTTTTATAGCGGACAACACTACATCTTTGATTTAATACAACAACTCGATCTTTCTAAACGCATTATTCCGATTCATAATACATATGGTTACGCTCCGAGTGATAACACAGATAGCATACATACTTCGTTATTTGATTTTCAAGACAACGCTGATGGCATGAAACATATGAAATCCTTTTTCGATCAGAACATAGGTTCCCAACAATTGCTTACACATTCTATTTCAAATTCGTTTATCAATTATGATACCTTTGTACCCATCATTAAACAAGGCCTTGATATGTTTCTTGGACCAAATACCCTTCCGTCCACCGAACTCTTATTACAAGTGATTATCAAAAGTTCCGACTATGATGCTAATTATCTTCGTTCGATTAATTTTATTGAACTTTCACAGCATTTTTTGACACCCAAACAAGTTGAATATATAAAGGATTCGTTTGGATATTATGCTAAGCTGGTGTATTACAACGCGTTTGATGCTATACACGTGTTGACTCATCATCTTAATCCATTTAACACATATTATGCAATGAGTGGAGGCTTGTCTACTATTGTTTC